GATGTATCTAGAATATACAGAGAGCAGGGGGCTGTTCTTCCCGAACAAGGATTTTTTGACAAATCATTCGGCAGTAAGCCCACTATTGATCCTATAACGGGCAAGGTAAGTTATGGTGTGCCAAAATCATTTGGATTTTTGGGCGGTATAGGCACTTTTGCACAGCTAGGTGGCGCAGCTAACAGGATGAACCTAGAACGTATTTATGAGAACATACAAGCTGGAAAAGAGGGATACGGTCTGGCTATGGTCGGTGGCAGGGTAGTTGGAGTAGAACCCGGCCCTATGAAGGGGTCCACTGTTCTTTCTGGCGTTCTTCCTCAAGGATTAACGGACAAGCAAAGATATCAGCTTGGACAAAACATACTTGCTGTTGGCGCTCCTACAGATGAACCTGCACCGCCTCAGTTGAGTTTTGACGAACGGGTGGCACAATACGCAGCATCTGGAGAGTCACCTGACGGAAGTTCCTCGTTGCTATCGGGTGGAAACACAAACATTGTTAAGGACGCTTCTGGTAGACCCGTTATGAGTGGAGGAAAACCTGTTACAACCTCTGCTGGTCAGTATGTTGACCCTGCGCTATTAGCTGCACAAGCGGATGCTATGAAGGCTGCATCACAACAGGATAAGGTATCAACAGAATCAGCGCCTGTTCAAGTTGAAAAAAATGAACCCGCCCCTAGCCCGTCTCGCCCAGAGCCATCCGGGTATGGTAAGGACAGTAGTGGTAGTCAAAGGTCTGATCCGTCTGGATATGGCGGCTTTGGCGGTAGGAGAGCCTCTGGTGGCCCTGTAGGCTTTGCAGAAGGTGGTACCACCAAAAAAGACCCAATCCAGTCTACGGGCTTTGTAGACGGCCCGCCGCAAAACTATGCAAAAGGGACCACTGTAGCTGACACAGAAAACCACCGTGTACGTGTAGGTTCGTTTGTTCTTAACGCACCGACTACAGAACGATTGCAAAAAGAAGGAAAGCTACCAAAAGGTCCACAAAAGCGCAGGGCTGCAAAGGGTGGTAAAATGATGGATGTAGCCCTCTCTAAAGGTGAGTACGTTATCGACGTAGACGACATTGACGAGTTTGGTGGGTACGACGCCCTTAACGCAGAGAACGACAAGGGCAAGCCAGAAGTAGATCGCAGACAAGCCATGCAAGAAGGGGGAATGGTTTCTAGAGATTTGTCTGAAATACGACAAATACACAGGGGAGATAGACTTGCTAGGTACAACGAGCAAACAGGTGAATACGAACTATCCCCTTTCCCGTCAAAAAAACAACAAGCCTTTACAGAAAGACAGGAATCAT